GATCTTGCATAGCTTGAACAGCTTCACTATGTGTTAAACCTTTATCTCTTAAAGTCATCAAAGCTTTAAGACCTTCTTGCGACATTCCAGTTTGATCTGCAAGAATTTGTTTTTCAAACCTGTTTAATTCATCAAACGTTCTTCCTGTTGCAATCATGCCGTCTCTAAACATATTAATAATATCTTCTGGATTGTTTGCTTGAATTATATCCATCGCGTCTAAATTCATACCAAACGTTTGAGATAACATCGCAACAGAATTAGCAGCATCTTCAAAAGTATTAAATTTTTTAAATACAGCAGAAGCATCTTCAACTGATATTTTCATTTGAGTTAATCGTGAAGTTGTCTTTAATAGTTCTTCGTCTGAAAGATGCGAAAACAATGCAATATCAGTTCTAAGTTTATTAAAATTAAGCATAAGCCTTTTGCCATCAATGCCGTATTGCTTGCCAACAGCATCAGTCATAAGTGCTACCTCACCTATTCTTTTACTTACACTCATTAAGTTTATACCTGCATCTTGTGCGTAGTAAGCTTCTTGTTCTGCAGTTAAACCCATTATTCTTTTTATTCTTGTATAATGAAACAAAGCTTCTTTGTTTCTTGTTATTGTTTGACCAAAATACTCAGAATAATGTCCCATATTCTTAATGCTTTCAGTTGTCTCTTTAGTCATATTTGCAATACCACTTGCTCCTTCACCAAAGAGTTTTACTGCATCTGAATTATAATTTTCAAATGTTTTAAGCATTCCTATACCAATATTTGCAACATTTTGAATACCTTGTCCGATAGAAGAAAGCGAATCAAAAAATTCTTTTGAGTCTTGCGCTGCCTGTCCAATTGTTACAACTATGTCTTCTCTTAAAGCATTTCCTAATTGAGCAACTCGATCAAGAACCATAAACGGTAGCGTCATAGCTGACTTAAAAAAGTTTGATATTAAACCAACAATACTACCTAAAACTTTAAGAAATCCAAATGCGCCTGCTGTTACACTTTTAAGAGCATTTGCAAACTTATTTGCTGCATTTGCAGCTTCTTCAGACTTTTGAACAAATTCATTATGTGAGTCTGTAATTGAGCTTAAAGTATTATTTAATTTTGATAAACTATTTAAATTTTCTTTATTTGCCTTATGAAGTTTATCTAATCCTGACTTATTTGCTTTAAAAGCAGTGTCAAAAGATTTTGCGTTTTCTGTTGCTGCTTTATTAGCATCTTTAGCTGCGTCTGTTAATTCTTTAGAAGCTTTTGATGTTGATTCATATTTTTCTGTAACTTTTTCCATGTCTTTAGAATAGTTATCAAAATAGTTTAAAACCTTATTGTTGTCAAGAGATTTTTCAATTTGAGCAGAAAACTGAGTAATATTTTTAGATATACTTTGTGATGAGTTTGTTATCTTGTTATATGTTTCTGAAGACTTTCTAAAAGATTCAGCAACTTGACTTGCATAAGTTGCTTGATCTCTTGCAGAAGATGCATATGTGTTCATTTTGTTATTTATTTGATTGAGCATTTCGTTTAAGCTTTTTGCTAAAGCTGCTTGATCCATCATGTCATCACTCATTATACAAACTCTACTTTGCTGTTTTCAATTTTTTCATTGTAAACTTCAATAACTTGAAGTGCTTTATCAACTAACTTTTTTATAGAAGCTTTCTTCTTCTTTTCTTTTTTAATCTCATTTATAGTAGTAATTGCTTTTGATACCTGTGCATATGTTGATCCAATATTAGCAAAAACGCTAACCAAGCTAGCCTTATCATCACCTGAAAGATTTATTAATTCATCCATCGTATGAGGTACAATAACTTTACCATCTTCAGTAAATAACTTTAATCCATCATTTGCAAGTATTGACGATAAACCGCCATCTTGAACTTTGTCTGTTCTTTTATCTAGATTGGTCTGCAAATTTTCTAAATAAGTTTTGCTAGTTATACTTGGTGAATTATTATAATTATCTTTAATTGCATTTAATGCTCTTATGTAGTTTTTATTAGCAGCATCTTCGCTAAACATTCCAAGAGTTCCCCAGCCTCTTGGATAATCCATTTGTTCTTCAACATAATTTTTTGGTATATATTTAGCTTTAAAAGATTTATTTATTGTTGCGTAAAGATTGTTTATAACCTTCGATTTTGATAAACCTTTGTATATATCTCTCTTGTTTTTATTGTCATATGTTTTTTCATCTATTCCTTCTATAGTATTTCTTAAGTCTCCTGGAGGAATAATTTCGCTTAGTATTTTATGTTTTCTCATAGCATCTGTCATTAATATTGCCATGTGATATTTTTTCTCATCTTGATCGAGCATATAATTCGTAGCTTTGATTTTGTTAAAATTATCTTCTGTTTCTGTAAATTGATCATAATAAGGATTACCTTTTTTAAACAAATCGTCACCTAAATCTTTTTTAAGCGAACTTTTTATTTGATCAAACTTTTCTTGTGCAGCTTTTTCGCCTAAAATAAATTCTGCTCCTACACCAGAACCAAAAATGCCCCTTGCAGCACTACTTTGTGATTGTTTTTTAGCAGTTGTAATTGCTAGAGTTACATTTGATACGTTACTTTTATCAAATGTCTTTATTGTTGCAGCGTCTCTAAGATTTTGCATTCTTTTGGTCCCTAAAAGAGATTCTATTATTACTTTTTCATGCAAATCTAAGCTGTCTATTCCTGTAACTAACATATTAGCAAAAGCACCAACCATAGAGTATGCAAGGCTTGTAAACATTGAAGCTAGTTCTTTTACTACTAAGCTTCCTGCTGCAAATATTCTATGTGACTCCCATGTAAATCCTGTCCATGCTGAAGATAATTCTTTTACTAAATCTTCATGTTCTTTTTTTGATATTCCAAGCCAGTCTAAAATAGAAAAGTCTTTATTGATATCAAAACCAAGTTGTCGTAAAGACTTCATTAAAGGACTGTTAGGATTATCTGTAGAATCAAGTGTAGAGGTCAGCAAATTAAAAAATACTGATACAGTAATTGCAGCACCTTTTATTATACTTCCCATAATTTTTCCACCAAGATAAAATATATCAGAAAATAATCCGCCGCCTTGCCTAAACAAATTTTTCATATCTTCTGAAGTTCTTTTAACTTGCCCAGCAATGCCTGAATTTTCTTTATATTCGTTCGAAGCTATAATGTCACCAAAAATATTAAATGTGTTTGTTTGTAAATCATCAATGATATTGTTCATTGCTTCTTTACCTTTTATTGATTTAACTTCGCTAGCGATTTCTCTTATATGTTTTAAAGCTACATCTAAGGAAAGCTTTTTATTATTTTTTGTATCTAATAGGTTTCTTTCTTTAAGTAGTTTATTTGTTTCTTTGTTTGTAGTCATTATTTTTAGAGCTAATTTAGTTTTTTCTCTAAGTTTAGCTCTTTTAACATAATCAGAGTCAAGTTGCGCTGTTTCTGTTGTTTTTAAGACATTTAAAATATTATCAACTTTTTTTCTATTTTCACTCTTAAACTTTTGTGGTGATACAAATCCAACTACACTAGAAACAATTTTTGTTGCTTGAAAAATTGAATCTTTGAATTGTTGACTTTTAAATATAGTATCAACTTTTTGTACAATCATAATAATAGGCTTAGTAATTGCTGATATTGCAGATTTATCTAAGTTTAAACCAAACAAGTATATTGACTCATACATAGAGCTTAAGCTTTTTGCTACTTTTACTACTTTTTTACTTGACACACTGTTTTTCATTAAACCTTTTAAAAATGCTTCAAAAGGAGATTTAAAAGTCATAACTTTTTGAATTTGTTTTATAGAAGATGTCAAGCTTTTAATTGCTTTTATTTGTTTTTTTGTAGGATTATCATTTGCAATTTTTTGTTTTGCTTCAGAATAAGTAAGACCCATGTTTTGATATGTCATTAAAGACTTGAGCATTGCGTCTGACATGCCTGTTGTTGTTTGCATTAATTGTTTTTCATGTCTATTTAGATCTTGATAATCTCTTCCTGTTGCAAACATAGCGTCTCTAAATTTTTCTACAATTTCGCCAGGATCTCTTGCAGTTAGCAAGTCTAAAGAATCAATACTCATTCCAAAAGATTGATATAACATTGCTGAAGTTTTTGCTGCTTCATCAAAAGAAGTAAACTTATTAAATATATTAACAAGATCTTCAGCACCTACGTTTAATTGACGCATTCTTGCAACTGTGTTTGCTAAATTTTGATCTGATAAATGTCCAAAGTCTTTTATGTTTGTTCTCAATTTATGAAAACCTTGTAACACTTGCTTTGTATCTACATCAAACATATTAGCTGCCTGTTCTGTTGCGGCTCTTACATTATCTAAAGTTGTAGCTATATTACCAACTCTAACACTTGTATCTAAAGCGTAATAAGAAAGATCTTTGCTGTTAATTCCAAGCGTTCTCATTGCAACTAATAGATATTCTGCACTTTTTGATCCATTTGTAACTTGTGGACCAATAGTTTCAGCAACAGTTCCCATATCATCAATTGCTTTAGATATTTCTGATAGAAATGCAGCAGCACCAGCTGCACCTTCACCAAACATTTTTACCATTAAAGATCTAGGATTTTCAAATGTTTTAAGCGAACCTACAGCAATATTATGCATTTTTGCAATACCTTTGCCGATCATAGAATTCGCATCAGAATATTCTCTTGTCGCCTGGTGTGCATTACCAATTGTTTCTATAATGTCTTGTCTAAAAGCATTTCCTATCTCTACAGCTTTAGCAGCAACCATAAAAGGCAATGATATAGACATCTTAAAAAAATTAGATACTAACCCAATAACAGAGCCTATAACTTTAAATAATCCCATTACAATCATTTTAGGTATGTCAATAACTAATGACCAGCCTCCAGAGCTAATTGCTCTTTTAACAATGTCTAAATTCATAAAGCCATCAGATATCTCTTTTGATTTTTTTCCAACATAACCAAATATGGCGTCTGTTACTAACCATAACTTTGAATTATAAGAATATTGTTTAGTTGATTTGTCTCTTTGTTTAGCCATTTCTGTCTGGCTTTTATTAAGATCTGTACGTTTATTTGTATCATCAGCAAGCTGTTGTGAAACCGATTTAGCACCTTCTGCGTTTTCTTTTGCCTTCTTTGAAGACTTTTCTAAGTCTTTTTCGAGTCTTGCTTGTTCTGGTATAATATTATTGCCAAAAGCTTTTTGCATTTTATTGGCTGCATCAGCAAAGCTATTTGACATGTTTTCGTATCTATTGCTAAATCTAATTAAAGATTCGTTAAGACTTTGAGAGATTCTTAATTGCTGCTGAAAACCTTGATCAATTGTATCAGCATTGTCAATAATAGAGTCTAAAGATTTAATTAGCTGTTGCGAATATTGAACTTGTAACTCTAAAGACTCAGCCATTTTAGAGTCTCCAGACTATACCTGTTAAATTTTGAAATTTATTGGCAATATGTTTTTTTTGTTTAGCTAAAATACAAGCTAGATCATAATCTTTTTGTTCATCTAGAACCATCTTGAGCTTTTTTGAAACTTCCAATAATTCATACAAACAATCTATTTGTGCGTCTGAAGCATTTATTGATACGTTAACTTCTTCATTCATTATATATTTGGCTGCTATGTAATGCAACAATTTTTCTTTTTTGTGATTCATAATATTACCTAATAGTTTGTTGTATATTATATATATTCATCAGCCAAAAGACTTCCTAAAAGATCTTCCACCACTTGTATTTCTTTGTGATGTTGAATAGGCTTGAGATTGCTGCTGTTTTGCTTCTTCGAACTCCTTTTTTAATCTACCTATAAACCAAAATCTTTGCCAAACAGGACAACTATAAGCATCTTTATAGGTAAATCCAAGATGGTATACTAAAGCAAATATTTGTTCTAAATATAGATCTTTATCATTCGGTGTCAGGCCAAAAAAATGCGGCACCCATAGGAAGACCTACCTCACTTTGCTCATGACAATGTGTACAATTCATCCATGACTTCATGATAATTCCCGGCTCGTGCTTGTCTAAGAACCTTCGTAAAGCTAAAGAATCTCTAGCAGGTAGACTTTTAACAAAAAAGTTTAGCTTGTTTTTATCTGTAATACCATCAACTGAAACTACTGATCTAGATAACCTGTCTGTAATAGCAGATTCAATCTTCATGCCACTCTTTTTTCTTCTTTCAGAAGTAATCATCATATCACGTTCATCAGAACCTGTTAAAAATTTAACTCTTACATTCTTTTTTGTTACTGGAAGCTTAACTTCAAATAAATTTTGACCTCTTTCAACAGGCTCAACTTCTAATCTTTTAATTTCTAGTTGCGATAAATCAAATGATTGCTTGCTCTTAATTCCACATTCTGGACAATCAACTTCAACATCATAATCTGCACCGTATCCAGTAATTCTTAAAGAAACAAGCAAAGCATTTCTATCACCTGAAATTAATGTGTCTGGTTTAATTCTTTTATCAATAATACATGATTCTAAAAGCTTTGTTAAAACAGTTCCACTTTTAATATATGCGCGACTTGTAAGAATGTCTTCTTCTTTTGCTGTCATTGGCTTAATGTCTACTGTATCTTGACCATGCAATATACCATCGTCCGGATAAATAATACCTCTAGAAGGTAATGGCACACTTTCAGCTGGAATTTCAAATCCAAAATCGTCTTTCATTACATTTGAAACTTGGATAGGACCATCTCTTCTAATTTGGTCAGGATTAATCGGTGTATCTAAATCATTCATTCTTATCTATTCTCCTTAGATTTGCGGCGCTTGTATTCTATTTAGATTAGAAGTTTCTATTAAACTATATTCGTATAATATATCATCTATTCTTAGATTATTAATTTTTATATTATTGTTAAATTCTAAATTAATAGTTCCTCTAAAAATATTACGTTCAGCATCTAGTATAATTCTATCATCTAATCTATTAGGTATTATAACATTATAACCTACAATTACTCCATTGTTAACTAAATTATCTAATATATTATTTATCATTAATTTTATATTTAGATATAAATTAGACTGACTACTATTTTGATTAAAAAACAAAGGTCCTCCTCTAAATAAAGATCCAGGCACGCTTTGCGTCAAAAGAGCTAACTTAACTTCTTTTTTAACTTTTAGTAAATTATTTACTATACTAAACAAACTAAAACTTGAAAGTCTTTGCTCATATGATGTAACTTGTGAATCTAAATTAATAATTTTATTTGAACTATAATATAAAGGATTTAATAAATTGCTTCTAAATAGTTTTTTATTACTTTCCCAGTTTACATCTGAATTATTCAATCCCGGTTGAAGTATTTTTAAACTACTATAGTTATTAATTGTTTCACTTACAGTTAGAGGTTGTGTAATATTTCCTAAATCTTGAGCAATTTTTTTAATTACAAAAATTGAAGGATCTAATAATTTAATATTATCATCAGCATCTGATGCCTTTAAAGACCCAAATGTATAAAAAGCATATTTACTATTTAATCCTAAACTTTGTAAATAACTAATTGTATTGCTAAATATAATATTGTTATTATCTTTACTTTCTGTAGGAAATATATTAATGTCAGTAAATTCCTCTGCGTCTTTGATGTAATCAGATAATTTATTTTTAACTAAAGTTACAGAAAAATTACTTTTTAACTTATTTGTTATATTGTCATTAGTTTCTTCAATTAATAATCCATCTGTAATAGTATCAGAATAACTAAATACATCGCTAATAAACAAAAAATCTTTTTCATCTTCAGCGTAGTCTATTATTTCTCTAGTTAATACTTTATTACTCACACCAGGTAATAACAAATAATCTAGGTTTAATTCTCTATTTTTAACAACATCTATTGCAGTCAAATATGCTTTAATTGTTGGATTATCTCTAAGACTAATATTGCTATCTTCTAAATGCTCTTCTCTTATAAGCGCCGTATTTGTAAAAAACTTCTTGTCTGTATCTCTTATGTCAACGCCATCAAACCCACCATAAGTAAAGAAGTCAAACGAAAGTTTATCTTGAAGTTTTGCTACTAGCGTTTTATCATCTTCAACCCATAGACTATTGTCATCTAAGTTTAAATACGTATTACCTTCTGCAGCTTTTCTTGTATATTTTAAATTATCAAAAGTGCCGTTATGATATATCTTTTCTAAATGAAAAAATGAGTTTAAATAGCTGTCATCTTCGACCCATATGTTTTTAGATTCTGTGTTTAAGTCATGCAAAAAATATTTTGTATAATAGTAAAAAGGCGATATATACTCATCCAAGTAATCTTTAAAAACTTCTACATTATTGCTGTCACTAAGCTTTTTGTAAGAATTAAATAAAACTCCCCAAGAATTTTGTATAGATGCACTAATATCAGACATTATATTATCATTTAATTCAGCATTAGTGTAATGAATTGGCATTTGGTATACATTGTTAAAGTCTAAGTTTAGATCATTATAATCTAAAAAGCAGTTTGGATTAATTCTAATATGCGGGTATGCTCTAAAACCTGAAGGTATTAAGTCACATCTTATTTTTTTATTTTCAACGTCTTGATCTACTTCAACTCTTAGATATAAATTTCGTGTTTCATATTTAAGCTCTGTTACAGTTTTATTACTTTCAATATGATAATAAGTGTTTTCATCTCCAAACAAACGTGCAATATAATTTGGGCTGTCTGGATTAAGATTTACTTCTTGCTTATGATCAACTTGTGTAAAAGTATTATCTCTTGGATCATACTCAAAAATGTATATTTCAAAAGTAGCATAAGTGTTCTCATCAATGTTGCCTCTTGTTAAAGGATTTATTTTAATTCTAAATCTATTACCAACTTCTCCGTCGTCTAATGCATGAAACTTAAATAAATTAACAACTTTTGTTTGTATATTTTCTCTAGTATTTAACAATCCATTTCTATCAATAGGCTGACTGGTTACCCAAGGTGTTTTTGCTGTCTGGTATTTGTTTTCAAAAGAGTTATAATCAGGAAGATTGCTATTGTTTAAAGTGCTAAAGTTTCGTGTGGTAATAATCTTTATATCGTTATCTGACCTCAAGAAACCAGACGACGTAAACTCTGCGTATTTAATATGACCTTTTTCTAAGAAGAAATCGCTATACCTATTAGATGATTGCAAAACAGTTAAATCATTATTAATAACAAACTCATTTGAAACATTTAAAAGTCGAGTATTTTCAGTGCCTGTAACAAATCCAGAATTTAATCCTAATAACAATATTTTAGGATTTATTGTCGATGATGATCTTACTTGATTATTATATGAAGCTGCTTCAATCGAGTCATTAGTTGTTAAAGGTGTGCCTTCGTTAACAAGTAATGAAGGTAATACGCCTTGTGCAGATATTATTGTGCTAGTTATAAAATAGTTATTATTAGCAGTATTAAGCCCTAAGTCTTCTAAATAACCTGATTGATTATTAATAAACTTTTGTAAAATAAAACTAACGTTTCCTGAAACTGTTATAGGTGTTTCAACAAATGGATTATTTGATTTTGTTAAATTATCTTCAGAATTTTGAGAAACAATTCCTTCAGCATTAAATCCTGCGCCAGTGTAATTTCCTTCTATTGACTTTTTTCCGCTGCCTATTCCAAGAAGTCTAATAAATGTTGATTGATCTCCGCCGTTGTCAAGCCATGTTTTTATTGCATCATAGCTTTGACTTTCTGTGTAACAAGATAGTGAATCTTTAATATGTCTATGTCTATTACTTCTTGCGTTACCTAGTTTATTGTCTAAACTATTAGCAACTTTAAAAGTTGTTCCAGCTACATCTAAAGTTTCAGTATTAGTTATATTTGTTGGAACAAAAGCTTTTCCCTTGTGTGAAGGGCCTAAAACGCATAATGTTCTTCCTTCTAGCGTTTGAAAAAGATTTATTGCACTGTCATTTATTGAAGAGCCTAATCTTACTGCTACTTCGCTGTTAAATAAGTTATTTGACATACTTAGCCTTTATGAATAAATTCTAATTATATATATCAAATACAATAAAACTCGCGCAGTTGTAGAACAACAAGAATTACGCGAGTTTTAAAATTTTTAGCTTTTGTTAATTAGTATTGAAGAACGCAGTTGTCGTAGCGTAATGTTAATGAAATTTCTTGAGGCTCATCACCGTCATAAGAAAGATCACCAAAACCAGCTTGCGTCAAGAAAGCGCCTTTAATATCCCAAAGCTCAACTACAGTACCTACAGGGTCAAGTAATTTAAGTTGGCAATCACGCTTATAAAAATCAGCGTAACCAGCACGACCACTTACTGACTCAAAGTGTGTACGTACCCATTCCATAACCTGTTGTGCGCCTGATGGTGCAATTGGATCATGCAATGTTACTGACATAGTGTCAAATGTAGTTTTACCTGCTAAATATCTTGTACTATTAATAAAAGGAATTGCTGTTTCATTAGTAGTATATGATGGTCTAGCAGCTGTTTTAATTAAAAATGCATCAATACCTTCGATAGCAAAAATCCAGCGATTTTTTCTTTTCGGTTCAAATTTATTTGGTATCATTTCTGCGACTGATAGTGTCTCTGCCATGTTGTTCTACTCCTAGTTCTTATTTATATATATCTAATTTGTTTTAATCTTGAATCGTATTTGTCACAACAAAGTCAAGAGAAATAAATTCTACGGACTTTGTAGGTTGCAAATAAATCTTGCCACGAATTGTATTGTTCTCAATATCGTTTTGTGTCGTTGTTGTTGTATCAATCTGTACTTTATAACGTGTAACACCACGACGTTGTTGAACATCTGCCATAATAGGTTCTACTAGATTATTAAATCTAACCAATGTAGATTCTCTATTAGGCTCAAACAATAACGATTCAGCAATTTTTCTAACTCTTCTACGAATGTTAATCAAAAGACGTCTTACGTTAATTCTGTCAAGAGCTGATTGGTCTTGCAATAAAGTTTTTTGTCCAAACGCATAAACCTCACCAGGACGTCCTGCAGGAACATAAATTGGATTAATATCTGCATCATACAACTCGTCAAGAAGATCACGATTCATCTGCAAGTTTGAGTCAATAGCGCTTAGTCTACCTCTATTTAAACCAGCAGGAGCAAACCAAGGATCAGCAATTGCATCATTACGACTCATTACTCCCATCATTCCAACTGAAGGAGGCACAACAATTGGTGCACGATCTGATGGTCTTCTCATCAAAACATCTGGGAAATATGCAGCTGCAAAAGATGTATTTAATGCTCTATTCTCAAAATTCTTTATCGTCTGACGAACACTTGGCTTTCTAAGATCATCTTCAATCAAAATTGTGCTACCATCAACTGGCTCAATATCCATTACAAACAATGCATCAAACCTATCTTCACAAGCATCAATTGCATAATTTGTAACTTCTGCAGTTCTTTGTCCAGGAATAGCTAAAACCTGAAATTCAGTTGCTGATTTGTCACTTAAAACATCAATTGCTCTTTGATATGAAGAAACAGTAGGTCCTGTAAACTTCTGTGTTCCTGTTTCATCTGCACCTTCTCTAAGAGATGCAACACCAGATAATGAAGCCTTTTCTTTGTCAAAAATATTAACACCATCAAAACCACCCTGCATTATACAACGGAACTTAAGATACTTTGAATTTCCGCCTTTTGCGTCCTTAGAAATATTAACAAATCTTGAACCACTATCTAGATCTAATGGATTATCACCACCACCCTTAACATATTTAGCGCCATTCCAAGTACTAATAACATCACTATCTAGACTTGCAGAAGGAATATGCACCTTCTCTAAAGAAAACATTGATTTTTGGAAACCATCAGCATCGTCACCAGAAAGTGACGCAGGGTTTGCATCTAACGCAGGCAAATATTTTGTCAAACTATAAACTGCTTTATTAAATACTTGCTCAACTAGCTCTTTGTTCTCAGCATCACCATTTTCTCTTACAGATAGCTTAACACCCCAAGGCAAAATAGAATCAGCTTCTTCTTCTGATGCGACCATTCTATTGATTGATTTAACATAGTCAACAGGCAAAGTTACTGCTTCATTTAAAATGCTTTGCTTTGAATTGTCAGTGTTTTTAAAGACATGATTACCTGCAGCCAAAGCTCCACCAGCATCTTCAACAAAATTCTTTACAGCATGTGTAGGATCAGTTGCTGTATGCAAGTGCGTTAAACTTTGGAAACCCGATGGCAATGCATCAACAGGTACATTTTCAGAAACTAGATCACTTGAAAGTTCTACTCTTACAAAATTATTTCTAACTTCATATAAACCTTCTTCAACAAGTCTTTGTTTGTTTAGATCTCTGTCAAAGTCAAAATATGTGTGCTTATCACCAATAACACGACCAATAAAGTTTCTGCTATTTGGATCCAAAGTAAGATTTTTCCAACTTGCAAGAGCTTCACCCGCGATAGGATCTGAATCAAAAGCTTCAAGGGTTAAATCAAAAGATCCAAACTCTGTGCTACTTACATATCTTAAATTGCTCACTAAAACTCTAAATTGAGAATTACCTATTTCACCATCATCAAGCGCATGCAATTTAAATAGTTTATAAGCACTTCCTGCTGATGCTGTATCAGGTCTTAAAGCAGAATCACTTCCTGAATAAAACTGAGAAACAATCCAAGGAGAACTAGCTGTTTTAAATCTTGTATCAAAGCTTTCGTAATCAGGCTGCGAAGGATCACTATCAGCATGACCTTTTGCACCTGTAAGCAAGAAGCCTATCATGTTTGCATAATTCCCTGCTAATTGTGCACCATCTCTTTCAAGACCATCGTTTGAAGGAACTGCAACATTTTTATCTACATCTAAATGCAAGTATAAATAGTGACCAAACTCTTCAATTTTGGTCGGGTCTGTATTTAAAACTTTTGATATATAAGTCGTAGAGTCTGGATCAAAAGAACATGTAATTACTGCAGGCTTGTTAGTATTTGAAAAACCGTTAAGAATTAGTTTAAATGACTGGTCTGTTAAATCAACGTCGCCTATCATATACCCAATTAAATTTGCATCCTCATCATTCCCAAAAGTTTTAGCATTAACTTCACTTCTTATTTGAGTGTCAGTTGCAACAGATGCATGCGTATAATCACCTAAATTAGAATTAGGCTCCATTGTTATAACAACACCTTGGGGAGCCATTAGCATTCCTCTTATAATAGGTGCTGCTTTTGAAGCATCAGAAAAGCTTCTCGTATATGGGTTCAGTGCATTTGCAGCTTCATTAACATTCATTAATGTTGCTTTATTGCCTGCACCTACTGTTTGACTTATCGTTACATTACTACCTTCAGAAATATTTGTTCTTAGAATTAATTCTGTAATTGTTGCAGTTCCTGCTGCACCAATAGAAGATCCAAAAACTTTTCCAGGTTTAAAAGATAATTTATTATACTGAAAGTCGTCAGTTTTAGCTTGCAACAGTAAGTGACCTAAAGCTGCTCTAATTCTAGTAGCTATAGTGTGTTGATTATTATCAAATAATATTTCAATTTCATTATCGTTTAGAGTAGTTATATCATTAGCTAAAGCATTAACTAACTTTATTACCAAAGTAACATCTGTGTTAGCAGGATTTGTAAATGATTCGTCATCTGTTGCACTTAAAACTTCATGTGGAACAAGTATTTGTATTGTGTCACCTGCTTGTGCAGTATTATCTACAACTATTGGATTGCTAATTCTTGCTCCTGAAGGCGTTATTTGAACGCCAGCGTCAGCAAGAAAGTCAGATCCTACAGCATCTTGCATAAAGCAGCCAAGCATATAAGTTCTAGCATTTGTTGTTGCCTTCTCTCTTGATATATCATTATCTGTGATGTTTGCCCATTTATTTTTATTAACTTTTCCTACATCTGAGCTTGATTCTTGAACTAATTCTTGACCAACAACAAATCCAGCTTCACCTACTTTGCCGTAGCTATCGCTTTTTAAACCGTTACCTACGCCTAAAACTCTAAGATATGTACCTGCTTTGGAGTTACGCATCCATTCGTTAAGTGCTAGAGGTGCGAATAGATTTGAGTTGCTTTCTCTATTGTTTTCAATCATTGACCCAAATTTTTCATTAAACTGCTGCATATTGGCAAATGTTTGCGGAACAAAGGCTGGACCTTTTCTCGCAGGGCCAACAACAGCAGCTGGAACGCCTTGAGGCAGTTCTTGAGGATTTCTAACTTGTGATAAGTCGATTTCACGTAGTGTTACTCTCGCTGAGCCTTGTCCAGCCATATTATATTTCTCCTGTTAAATTCATTTATCTATAACTATACTTCTTATGGGAATTCTACGCCGCTATTTGTAATTACAAAGTCCATTGCAATAAACTCAACAGCGCGGGTCGGAACAACAATAATTTGTCCATTTAATCTATTGTTATCAACATCTTCAGCAGAATTGTTTGTATCATCCATTATAACTCTATAGTCCTCTATACCTTGGCCAATCTGTACTGCCTGAAGAATTTCGCTAGTAGCGTCAATAAATCTAGTTCTTGTTACAGAATCATTTTGCTCAAATAAAAGACTTTGTGCAATCTTTTGAATTCTACGCTTAATGTAAATCATAAGACGTCTTACGTTAACTCTGTCCAAAGATGTTCTAGCAATTTGTGATGTCTTTTGACCAAAAATTACGAATTGATTATTGGGGAAGTTTGCGATAGGATTAATTCTTGCTTCATAGAGTGTATCACGATCTGCTGCGTTTAATCTTACATCTGTAGACCTTACAGAACTTAAGGCTCCACGAGAAAATCCTGCAGGCGCAAACCAAGGACTTCTTGTAGCAGCATCTGACTTAGCCATAGCACCTAGTGCAACAACAGATGACGGAACTCTAACAGTTCTTTGATTTGTTAAAGAAGCTGTTGCATCATCACCTCTATCAATCATAACAACATCTGGGAAATATGTTGCTACATATGATGAATCAACTTCTCTTAAATCAAATGTAGATGAAGTAACATCAACATCAGCTCTACCAGATGCAATACCGTTAGATGAAACATAAATTCTCTCTGAAGAACTTGTGTAATGAGGTATATCCATCAGATAAATTGCTTTGCCATACTCTTTTACTCTTCTTGCAGCAAAGTCTGTAATTAAAGATTCTCTAATTCCTGGCACAATTAAAATATTTGTATCAACAATTAACTCATCTGTCATTAATCTTACAGCGTTCTGGTATGATACTACAGAATTATTATTTAATCTTTCACCCTGCATAGGATCAGCAAAATAATTTGTAAGAGTTAACCCGCTTGAAAATCCTCCTGGCGCTGCATGACCATTTTCGTCTTGTGAAGAAGATCTATCTGTAAAGTAAAAAGAGTCTCTATTAAGAATATTAACGCCATCAAAACCGCCAAAGAAAGGAGCTGTAAACTTGGCCATCAAACTATACTTGTTAAACTTAACAGGATCTTCATTTAACATTTTTGCCATTGTTACTCTAATATCAAAATTATCTTCGACAGCATCTTCAGCATCAAAAGGATCTTTGGCGTGTGCCATATTAATTGTATGATTAACAGAGTCATACATATTATTTAGTCCATCAACATCAGCGTTTCTAATATAAGCTGCTTCTAAAAATGCATCTAGTGAAGAACCTGTTACGCTGGCAAGATCTGCATAAGGAAAAGAAACTTTTGCTAAAGTAAACTTATTATTATTAAATTTGTCAGCATCTGCTCCATCAAACTTGAGTGTGCTATGATTTGTAAGCAATTTACACAAATTTTCCGTAAGTCTTGAATATCTAGAAACGTCAGACTCTTTATTAGGATTATCAATATCAGTTACTTGCATATTGAAAAGACCCCAATAGAAGTTTGTCTTGACTGATTCGCTTGTGATTTTTGCTCTTGTGGTGTCATTCAAAGATTGACCGAAATATTTTTGAAAATATTGTCCACTTGCATTTTTCATATCACCGCGAGTTACTTTTGATCTAAAAGGCAAAGGAGGTAATATTGCTGAGCCTAGTTTATTAGCTGCACCTGTTATATCTACGACTTTTCCTGTAACAAAAGGAACTTGATTTGCACCTCCGTCTTTACCGTCAGGTGTTGTTCTTAGCGCAGGAATACCTCTAAATCCAAAAGGAAGAGCTTCATCAGGAACTTCACCACGAAGTACGCTATCTGACATTACGACTCTAACTCTTGTTGATTTATTCGGGAAAGTTCCCTCTCTTACTAGTCTCTTTTCGTCTTCGTCATCTACATCTAAAGATAATTTAATTTTTTGATCACCAATCATTCTTGCAACAAAGTTTTTTGAATTTGGATCTAGACTACATCTGCTATAAGATTCATAAATAATAGGATTATCATCTGTATCTTTCAAGTCTCTTAATTGAACTGTAAATGTTCCAAACTTATAATTTTTTTCTGTTGAAGCTCTTAAGTCAGCAATTGATAGTTTATATTTGCTGCTAGCATAAGATCCATCGTCTAATGATTCAACATGAAATAGATCGTATTCTGTTTTACCGAAAGGTTGCGAAATAAAAGAAGTTGTTTGAGGCGCTGAGAATCTTGAAGAAAAGTCTCCAAAGTTATTCATGTGAGTATTATTACCTCTAACAACAGCAACAGATTCATTAGCAGTATTAACAGTTGCAATTTGGTCGTCTACCGGAAAGTCTGCATATAAAAAGTGAAACTTTGTATCAAAAGCAAAAGAATCTGTATTTAAAACTTTACTAATATAAGAAGGACTGCTTGGATCTAATGAAACACTAAATGACTTAGCAACAGTACCATCTGATTTTACAATATGCAAATCAAATAAACCATCATTAGATAAAGTTGCTGTATCATTAACAGCAATGTCCGCTGAAGGTCCTATTCTCAAGGTATAATCTTTGTGCATAAAAATCATAGCACGAACTAATTGTATTTGGTTATCGGTTTTATTATCATTAGTAAGATCATTATCTGACGGATCCTCATCCATTTGAGTTGTGATGGAATCGTTGTCATTAATGATACCTAGTGTAACATGTTCTGCATTATTAACTAAGTGATCTGCAACAATAAACTGAACAGCGCCATGTGCTCTAGTTGCAGCATCATCTCCTGATTCTGCTGTTCCTTGAACTTTAAAGCCTGCGTATCCAACGCTTCCGTTTGCTGAAGATGTTCCTGTTCCTAGTATTCTACAAAAAGTTGCAGCTCGGCCGCTATTTGCAAAGTATTCAACAACAGAGTGAGCTGCTGATCTATTTTGGTCAGGGGCACCAAAAATTCTAATAAATTCTTCGCTACTTGTTACTGTTGTCGGGACAAAAGCTGGTCCTTTTTCTGCCGGGCCAATAACTCCTACAGGGGTGCTTAAATTTCGTGAAAGAGGACGAGAAATAACTTCTATTTCTCTTTCAAAAAACCCTGGAGACTTAAATGTCTGTTCAGCCATAATTCTATGCTCCTAATTAATCTTATTCAATTTATAAATATCAGTATCTATCTTAATTATTCTTTATTTGTTGAAATATTAAACAAAACCTCAGCAAATCTTGAATCATATACAGTTTCTCCTTTGCCTTTGCTTGATTTAACACCAACAGGAATTAATTTTCCTTCACTATTTCTCATAAAAACTTTTTTATTATTTTTATAGTCAGACCCTCTTGCTCCAACAAAGTCTGATGTGTAATCTTTTTCGTTTTTATTTATTGCGCTTCCTTTAGAAGAATCAGTATCTAACAAATCATTAATATTATTTGCGCTATTTTGACCTATTCTTTGCGCAGGAATATAAGAATATTCTGTTGCTAAATCATCTAAAATGTGTGCATCTGGATTCGAATCAACTACTCCGCCAAGGCTTCTTGGTTCTAAATCAACAAAGTCTGTAGCAACTTCAAAAGAAACTTCAGCAGCACTTCTAAAAGATCTTAGTGCTGTTTTTCCACCTAAAATATTTGGAGAAATAATATAGCCTGTTGCTGATATTGTCATGCTATATTTAATATAGCGCTCAGCATCTGTAAAGTCTGCATAATTTGTATCTGGACTTAGCGAAGAATCAACAAAAGCGCTAAACCAATATCCTTTGTCACTTTCTATTTTAAATTGATGACCAGGATTAAGCGTGTAAGCACTCATTATTGTTTCTAATATTTCGTTCATTTGTTGCGTAAAAGATGACCAGATTGTAATCTCATAACTTGCTCCAAAATATTTTACAGGAGGCATTTCAATAGTTTCGATTATGTTTTTATCTATTCTTGGCTTTAAAGATAAATCAGCATTATTTTGTAAATCTTCACCATTTATATTTGAAAGATTTTCTATATTTTTGTTTTGTCTAAAAGCCAGGTCTTTTTCTGAAATTCTTTTTGTTATGACATGTGGAAACATTTGATTATTAGCAATTCCTTTTTGTGGAATTTGATCGATATTATTTCTAGTTATAGATATAAGTGGTAAAACGTGAGTACCATTTCTGTCAATAATAGGCTCTTTTCTTTGTATTAATGCAAATCTTTCACCTGTCGCAAATATAACGGGTATTTTTCTTTGTTCTTCTTGCAGCATATAATAAAGAGGAATATCTTTATCAAATAAATTAAAGACAGCTTTATCTAAGTCTTCTAAACCGCATGATGGAATTACATAATCAGGTATGTTCTCACCTTCGTAACCTGTTGGTGCATATCTGTTTTTAGAATCTAAATTAAACTTTGTGCTCATTATTCATCTCCATAAAAAGAAGATCCTATTCCGTTGATACTTTTAACAGTGCCATCAGGTGCAACTTTTTTAGGTCCTGTAATAGGATCTTCTAAAACACCATCTTTTCTCAATCGTCTTATATCAGCGTCATTTGTTCCTCTTTGTTGTTCAAATGTTGTTTGAATTGCATCTTGGTCTGAATACCATTCATCAATAGGTCCATGAGGTCTAACATTGATTTGATTAAGACGTGTTTGTTTCCCAGTAACTTTCATCGACGCTATTCTTTCAATTTGTCCATAAATTAGCTTATCATAAATTATTGATGTAGCTTCAAAGAAATAAGAACCATAAGAAAAATAGTCACCTTTCTTAAAGTCAATATTTCTATCCAATAAGTCTCTATATTGCATATAAATACTTAATGTTTTAATATATTCTGTACCAAATTTTGTTGTTTTTGTTTCTGAAGGTTGCCATTCAACAAGACATTCTATTTCAATAGGCGGATTAAAAATTTTATCTATCGACTCTTCATACATTTCATGCACTTCAGATATATCATTTCTTACTGTATAATAATATATTTTTTGACCTGCAACGTCTTTAATAATTTCTTTTGTAATATCTGCAAAAAAATCAACTTCTCTTTGTCCGACAAATAATCTAGCCATTTTTTTATCCTATAATTATTGCTCTTCCGTTAGGAACTGGTATTTTCTTTAAAATATTTAGCATAGACTCAGCTTGCGCTGCATCTGCCTCTAAAAGCTTTTGATATGTTAACTTTTCTAAAGTCGAGGATAAACTATCTAATAAACGCTGCTTATCTTCTCGACCTTGACTTATTAAGTCTGAACCATTCATTTGCAATTCACTTCCTGGAATTGGCACTGAACTGAATTTTGATCTTACAAGTCCTAACGTTTCTTTACAAAGAGCAAATGTATATTGCCTTATCCATTGACGACTCATTTGATTTATTTTACTATATTGTATATTTCCAAAAGGAACATTAGATAAATTTGAAACACCATCAATTGAAGCATCATCATAAGGTAATGATGGTTTATACGGATTAGATGGAAAAGAAAATTTTATAAACAAATTCATAGGATTATCATTTGAAGGTTTTGGAAATATTCTTAGATTCTGTCCTTGTAATTTATAAGAATAATTACTTCTTCTAACTCTATTTGATATATCAAGCTGGCTTGCTCTTAATAAATCTTCAAAAACAGGTAAAACATAAAAAACAGTTTCTGGAGTAAAAGACTCAAATGAAAATTGATTATTCAAATAGTTTATTGCTGATGTTGTATCAAAAAATCTATACGCAGCTTGAGGTGAAAAATGATAAACTTCTTGTATTTTTATTTTTGTAGGATCTGCTATCGATAATATTTGATCTCTATACACTGGATTAAACAAACTTAGCTGGTCATCTTTACCATTATATGCTTCCAGTTTTAACTTTTCTCCATTAGGTCCAGGTATAACCATGTCTGTATAAACATTGTAATCCTGCTTATCATGAGATAATTCTATATAACCTCTTACAAAATCTGTCAAACCACCAACAGCTGCTTCACTTGCATAAGGTTCAGCTCTTCTTATAAGATAATCAACTGTTTCTCTTGGAAATCTTTGCTCTTGCCCATGTGGACCAAGTTTTTTATCTTCTAAAGGTGAAGCTGATCTTTCTACATTTGTAGTTGAAGCACCTTCTGCATTAGCTGGAACTTCATTACCATCAGCATCTCTATAGATAATCGT